GTAAATAATAATTAAGTTATGGGCATAAGCCTATATTTAATTAACTTTAAGAACTTTTTCTGGTAAAATATATCAATAAGAAAATATGTTCTGTAGATTTTGTAAGTTAAGATGTAAGTAACGATATCGTTGATTAAATCACGATATTAGAAAATTAGGAAATAAAATGTCTTTAAAACTATTACAACCAGGTGGACAACCCCTTGGACAATTTGACGGTCTTGACACTGAAGTATTAACATTATTAGGTGGAGAAGTAGTTACTTTTGGAACTGTTCAAACTTCTACTCTTGATAAGGCAGCTTTCGATTCTTTAGATGGTTATGTAAACTCTGCTAACCTTGGAAAAAGAGTTGTCGTTACTAAGACTCTCGCATCTGGCGTTCGTCCATTAATGTTATGTGATGAAGGTATTACTGGTTACGGCACTCTATTCGGCACTGTGGTCGGTGGAACTGTCGGTCAAGTAATGACTGGTCAAACGGTTGCTAATGGTGGAGTTCTTGGACCTCACACTGCAACTGGTTCTGGCAAAGTAACTTGCTGGGAGAAGCCAGGTCTTTATGCCGTCTCTCTTGACGCAGCCTGCGACAGCAATGCTACTACTGGTTTAAGACCAACTAATGGAACTTTAAGTACGGGTAATGCACTTTATGCAACTTCTGCGGGACTTTTAACTCCAGATAGCTCTACTGGCACCAATTCAACTAGACTAGTTGGTCGCTTCGTAGATTTCGATACTAATGGCTCTTTGGTTAATACCCCAAACAGCTTAATCGGTGCATTAAAGACCTATGCATTCGCGACCTTCTACTTCAACCCATCAAGCTAATAACTGATAGTTAAGTAAATTTTATAAAAGAGCTGGAGTAAAATCCAGCTCTTTTTGTTTTTGAAACTGTTGAATGCGATGTGCCCATATTTGAAAATCAATAATAGATAATGTATTTTTTGCAAAATTGCACCAATGGCAACACGGAACAATATTATTTTTATTGTGCGGCTGATTGATATCTATTCGATCAATTCCATTATAAATATAATTTCCATTTTCTTTGGCTTTAAGAGATGCTTTTTTATCTTTTTTTGCATTATTAAATAAGTTGCTTGGCGTATTATCACAATAAAAACAATTTCTCTGAGAGATTGAATAATATTCTTCTAAAGTTAGATCGGTATCATCTTTGTGATTATAAAAAACGCATTTTATAGATGTTGCCAATGATCCGTTAGTTGGAAATGATATTTTAATAATATTAATTGGTTGAAAAATAGATATTTTTAAATTATTGCTCCAAGATAAGAAGCCTTCTACAGATCGATTATTTTTAGCACGATTACAAATTATACAAGCTGGCACAATATTATCTATTGTGTGTGACTTGTCACTATCGATACGGTCCATTCCATTATAAATAAATAGTCCGTTTTGTTGCGCTTGTGCCGACGCTCTACTTGATGAAATTGCGAAATAATTATATGATGTATTCGGCGGCACTCCACAATAAAAACAATTTTTTTGAGATATTTTAAGAAAATCATCAAATCCAATACAATTAACGTCTCGATAACAATAAGTATTTTTCCAAACTCTTCTAGCCGAAGCAATGTGTGGTTCGAATTGTCGCCTCGCATTTGCTAATTTATATGAACGCGCTATTAAATTATCTGTTTTTAAGCACCCACAAGATTTGGTGTTTCCGCTAGTTAATTTATTTGTTGATATTTCGATAAAATTACCACAAATACATTTACATTTCCAACATTTATAGCTTTTATGTTTATCTTTAATTATCCCTACAAATGATACAACAGTTAATCTTTCAAAAATTCTACCTATTAAATCCATATTAAGTATATATCATAATACGCATGTGGTTTGAAGAAAATATTATGGCAATAATGGTAATAATTAGTTATTTAATTATCACGCAATTTAGCGTGGCTGGTGAAAACTGGCAAATTATTCTTATAAATTCGGAGTTCTAAATGAATATGTTCTCAAATCAAGGTCAAATGAATGCAAGTTCTTTAAAGGACGCATTACAGACTTTAGTAAAGTATGCAGCGGTTCTTGAGGAAAACACCCCATCCAATATGGGACTTGCCGGACAAGTTTCTTTGAGTGATGACAAGCGTGATGAGCTTATCTCTCGCGCTATTATGACTCAAGACGGAAAGATTGCATTAGCGCAAGCGATGGCAAACCCAATCCGTAGAAACTTAGATTACCATGGTATTGCACGTCGTGCATTAGTGGTTGATCCTTTGCCACAAGGTGCAATGCCAACTTACGATAGAGATATCGATGTTGCAGCCGTTGTTATCTCAAGCAACGGTACCGGTCCAGAATCACGTGTCTTCGGTGACCGTGTTGTGGTTCCTGAGTTTGAAGTTTATGCGAACCCAACGGTTCGTATCGCAGAAGTCAAACGTCGTAGATTCAATGTTATTGACAGAGCAGTTCAGAAAGCTCGTCAAGAGATTATGGCTCAAGAAGACGCCAACATCTTTGCCGCTCTTGACGCAGCAGCTTCAGTTGAGAACACCTTAACTGACATTGCAGACGCAGGTCTTCTAAAGAGAGACTTAGTCGAAATCAAACAACAAATTGATCGTTGGGACTTAGTAACTACTAAGTATTTCATGAATATCAATGAGTTCACCGATATCCTTAAGTGGGGTTCTGGTGGTGGTCAAGGTGTCGGCGGCGGTGAGTTCGATCCCGTAACGATGCGTGAAGTTCTACAAACTGGTCTTTATGCCCACATCTGGGGTACTGACATTATGGTTAGCAAGATTGTTCCACCAGGAACGATATATGGCGCGGCCGACCCAGAATTCGTAGGAGTTATGCCAATTAGACAGGACATCGAGGTATTACCTGCCGATGAACCAAAACAACTTAAATTAGGCTGGGTTGTCAGCGAAATCATTGGAATTGCAATCGTAAATCCAAGAGGCGTAGCTGCTGGTCGTAAGTCAGTTGTTGTCGGTGTTGAATCTGGTTACTAATACTAACTAAGTAAGTTTCGGAAAAGCCACTAGAGAAATCTAGTGGCTTTTTCATTTTGTATCATATTAATAATTTAGTAAATGTAATAATCTCGCATAATATTTGAGATATGTCACTCCGAAAGCATTTTGCGCATGAAAATAAACACAATTTCAGAGCTATTCCAATTGATTTCTAGCGGAACTCAAAATATTCCTACTAGAAAAGCTGCTATTCAGCTTAGAAAATTGGGGTTTAATACTCATGCCTCCAATAATGGATTTACTAAATTAGCTTTTGATACTCGCAGGATTGATCAGGAAACTGAATATAACCCTCGCCGTGGCTTGCAAAATTATCAAAGAAGCGAGGCATTTCTGTCTCAAGCTATGGGTGAAAAATTAAAAAGTTTTGCTAAGTTAAGAAATGTATTGGTATCTCTTAAAAATGAATTTGGAAAAGAGCACGAATGGCAAGATAGCAATGCTCGCGTTCTTTTATCTACTCTTGATAAGGGATTAAGAACCGAACAACAAGATGGCGATTATTCCGATGCCCAGCCCGCTCAGGGAAGTTTAGACTATATCGAAGAGCTGTTGCAGGTTCGATATCGTTTGGGCTTCGAAGAACTTAATAAATTAGCTGACAAGGATTTAAAACGGGTAATTTTATCCAAGGACGAAGAGTTAATTCGTAAGGATGTTAATCAAGCATTAGAAATTAAACGGGGCGATGTTGCAACGCAGACTTATGACACGTTGATGGAAAAATTATTTGGAAATGTTAGAGCCTCTGCGGAAAATCCTGAAGTTGAGCGAACTGTGACGATCACGATCAAAGATAAATTTGTGGAGAAGTAATTATGGGAATGGATTCCTTCGCCCCGCATAGAAATATATGCAAATCATTTATCGTTAAAAATATCTGTCCAGATAGAAATAAAACTATTTCTATTTTTCGATATCCTATTAATTTTGGAAAGGAAAGAGATTTATTAAAAATTCGTGGAGTAGCAGAAAGCGATATTAGAGCCTCTCTTCTTAAGGGAGAAATTTGGCATAAATTTTTAGCCGGAGATATTGAGTTAATTTTTACAGACGTTGATTTTTTAACGTGGAGCGACTGTGAGAGAGAATTTTTAACTCATTTTGGATTTATACCAGAGAAAGCGCCAGGTCTTCAAATTCAATGTGTTCACATAAGCGATGATGCAATGGCATGTATTGATGGTTACATTACTAATAATCATCCACCTACTCCACCAGGCTCATTAAATTATGCTTGGAGAGAAAAAATACCTTTAATTGGATTAAGAAATGGTCTTAATATGACCTTTTATACTCCAGAAAAATTTATTAATGGATCTTATTTTGGCAATCTTTTTCATATAACAATAGAGCATAATGGTAAAGAATTATATGAAAATATAGATTATACTATAGGAGAATCTAGTGGACCTGGAACAGGTTATGACACTTTAAATTTTTGTTCTCTTACTCCAGTATCTCATAGTTTACTTTATGCAACTTATGTTGTTAAAATTTAATATAATATACATAACCAGATATTATAGATAAGAACTTTTAAGATTAACCAGTAGATGTAAGCTTAAATCTATAATTTATAGGAAAAACATATGACAGCTTATGTACGCAAAAATGCTTTAGACCAAGCTTTAGATATTGCTGGATCTTTGTTACAATCAGATATTAGAACTCTATCCAATGAGCCAGACGGTTATGGTGCGCCCATTTCTGGTCAAACGGGTTCGTTAGCAAGTATAACCACATTAACCGCAAATGGCGCTAATGTTACCGGTTTAACTGGCATGACTGAGCAATCTAAGGGAAGATTCCTTACATTAAGCGGTACAGCATCTGCAAGTAATACGGGAACTTTCTTAATTGACGGTTATGTTAATGATGGTTATGTAACTATCGTTAATGCAAGCGCTGTAGCTAACGATGTAAATAACGCAGCCATTGTTTGGACCGAAAGAACTCCATATACATTAGAAGATGACATTAACTTTGCGCGTACAGACCGTAGATTAATTAAAGGAACTGCAGCTTTCCATAGCGCTGTTCCAGTTTATACTCGTCCAACTAACACTTCAGCTACAAATATTCCGGCTAACTTAACTAATATTGCTGGCAAGACTTTAGATGCACATGCATGGGTAGTTAATAGAGTTTATCGTGCCGACCCAGTTGTTTCTGGCGATGGTTATTCTACTCTTACTGCTGCAAGCGCATTTCAATATGCTGACTCTGTAGATAGAACTGGTGTTCCAATTGTAGACGGATTTGATGCTGCTAATCTTGAAGCTCATTATGTAGAAATTATTAATCCAGTAACTGAAAATTATTTAATTGATGGTTATACTGGTCACAGAATTTTTGGACGTACTCGTCAAGGAACTACTGGTGTTGAGCCAAATAGCATTGAAGTTGAATTTAGAAAAGTTGCAATGGGTGCAGATATTAGCACTTCTACAGCTTATACTTGGGACGGCTACCAACCAACTACTGTAGATTATTACTACGGTTATCGTGAAAGAGCAGACCAATTAACTGAAACGGCATTTAGAACTACTTTAGTTAATGGTTTATTTGCAGACTCTCAATCAGCAACTAATATTAACAATATTCTTATCACTCTTGGTACGACGCTTGGTGATACGTTCCTTACATTAACTCCAACATCAAATTATTATATTTGGAGTGATTTACCTGATGGAACTCCATCTGTTACAGAAGCATTAAATACTATTAATACACAAGTTGGTGATAGAGTATTTACCGGTACTTGTATAGGTAATAAAGATGGATATACAATCACTGAATTATTACAAAGTTTGGCAAATTGTATTGAAGCCGCCAGCTTTATTAGAATAATTGAAAGATTGCCTGCTGATATTTTGGCTAACGTACCACATACAATTCCTGGTGCCTTATCATATACTCTAGACCCAACTAATAATGGTCAAAATCTAGTTATTTATACTAGAGGTGTTTTAAGAGACCCTGGTCCTATCGTAGATGGAAATGATTATGCTGAAACTAGCACAACCTCAGTAACCTTCTATACGAAGCAAAAGTTACAAGATCATATAAATTATTTTGTATACGCGTAATACGTTGATATAAAGTAAGTATGAATGGTAAGCCTGACTTAAGTATAAAGCAAACAGACGAGCCCGCCGGAAGGTGGTGCTCGTCTGGTCATTTTCCCCCTGAAACATTTGTATTAGATGGAACCACTATTCCTATGAGGTTTTTTTCAATTGAAGGTGGTGTTTCGGGAGTATTTTGTGAATTATGTTTAATAGCTGCTAATAAATTAGCTCAAAAGAAAAAAGAAGAAAAGGGAAGGTAAGTAATGGCATACGCAGATGATTTAATTAAATTAAGAAAGAGGCTGGTTGATGGATTGTCTTTGGGAGTTGTAGATAATAATTCTAAAGATTTATATGAAGCCACATTAATTCAAGTTATGAATGAAGCTGAAAAGCAAAGACAGGCTTGTGTGGCAAGGGCTGAAGACATGAGGCGTCAAGCGGCTATTGCAGATGGACAATCTCATGCTTTCTCACAAGTTAGTAGTATGGTGTACAGCGTAATAAATGGGTTTATTGGCGCTGCTGAAAAGCAAAAGCGAGAAGAGGAAGACCGCGCCGGCGAAATGGCTGAAAAACAAGCCGCCATGGATGCAGCCGCCCGCATTGTTGAGGCAGATAATGAAGATCCCTCTGTAAAAGCAATTGTTGAAACTATGGGAGAAGATCCTAGTAAGCGTAGAAAAAAGTAATTTCATTCGATATTTTCATATCTATATGAAATGGTAATCCGTAAAGAAGATTTAGCTGATTTAGATATTGTTGATTCATCAGAATTAGTTTCTGATGGATATGCCGTCTATTTATCTTCAACTTTAATATCAACTAACTCTATTGGAAATGTAATTACTATTGTTTTACCATCAGATGGTGAAGGTTTAATTACAGGTAGAGATCATCTTGCAAATGCTGGAGATAGAGTTAGATTAACCGGAACATCAGGTGGGTTAGCTGATGGTTATTTTATTATTAATTCTATTATATCTGAAACTAGTTTTTCAGTAAATACATCAATAGTATCATCTACTGGTGGTACAATATATTTTATGCATCCAGTTGGTGCAAAAAGTGTAGGATTTGATCCAACAGGATTATTTTCCATTACTGCTCATAATGTTCAGGACGCTATTCGAGAGGTAGCACTTAGCGCTTCAGGAATTTCTGAAGTAGAGCACGAAATATTAGATACTTTAGTTCATAATATTGCTGAAGATGGATATTCAACAGTTACATATTCTGGAAATAAAGTTATTAATTATACTATATGGACAAACTCTCTTATGACTATAAAAATAAGGGAATATCAAATTAGTTATACTATTATTACTTGTGATCAGCACGTTAATCAAGTTGTTATTAAACAATATAATCCAGTTGGAGCAGTCGTCAGCACTCTAACGGAAACTTTTGTATATTCTTCTCATAATAAAATTACTAATATCATTAGTACAAAAACTTAATATTTCAGTATATTAGCTGGAGAATAAATGTCAGGATTAGTTATAGCCCAAATACACATCAATGATTCTTCAGATAGAACCATTACTGGCGTATTGCAATTTGATAGGGTTTGTGGCGGTGTTCTTGGCATGCCATCTGGCACTTCTTTTCCAGGCTCTCCGACATATCCTGGTGAAATTTTTTGGCGTAGCGATATTAATGTTTTATATCGACGTGATGATACCAATACTTCTTGGCAGCCAATTAATACAACTACCATTTTTATTCCGGGAGCCACTTATGGTTCCACATTATATTTTGATGGATATGCCTGGGTCGATTTGCCTCCTGGCACAGACGGATATTTTCTACAGACTCATGGGGTTGGTCAGCCACCTACTTGGACCAATCATGATTCTTTAAGAAGACTTATTCATTTAGCAGATGGCATTGGTGGACCATTTGAAGGATTTACTACAGGAACATATAGGGAAATTTTACCAATTGCTGACCCTTTTCCTACCAGTATAACTTGGTGGACTTCTCCAGTTAAAACACAAAAGATAGTTGAAAAATTAATAGCTTATAATCCAAATAAAACGCCTTCGGTAGTCATATATAAGTCATATGATACTAATGGAGTAACTGTATTAGCTACAGTTACTGATACAATAAGCTATTCTGGCCCTCTAGAAACGTCTAGAACTAGAACGATAACGCCATAATAGAGCATACCACTTAGGAGATTAGTATGTCATTAGACTCACCAGTATCAATTATTTTCAATACAGACGGATATGAAGTATCTGTTAAAAATAACACCGTATTGCCTGCTACGAGTGCCGCCCTTTTAATTGCTGGTTATGACGGCACCAATACCAGATATATCGGAATAGATTCGACTGGCCGTCAAATTGTGGTAGGTGCAGGTTCTGCCGGAACACCAGCAGGTGGCGTGCTTTCCATTCAAGGCGTATCTGGAGGTCAAGCAGTTCCCGTATCTGGTACTGTTACTGCTAACAATGCCAGCGTAAGTGCTACAGGTGCAGCAGTACCTGCATCAGCCACTTTTATTGGTGGTACTGATGGAACTAATTTACAGCCCTTTAAAGTTTTTGATATAGATACTGGCGCTGGTGTTGATAATAATTTAGGTATCAGCATAAGATTACCAGCAAGCGGAGGTTCTGTTGCTGGCGGAACCGCGACCAACCCAATTAGAACTGATCCGACAGGGACGACAAGTCAACCAGTTACTGGAACTGTAACAGTTCAGCAGGCAACTGCATCTAGCTTATTAGCTAGTGTTGGCGGTTTGGGAACTAGCGGAGCGGCGGTTGTAGGCAGTCCAGTTAGAATTGGCGGTTCTGATGGAACCAATACCAGAGATATTTTAACTGATGTTTCTGGTCGTCAAATTGTAGTCGGAGCTGCAGCTAACGGAGCTGCAGTCACTGGCAATCCAGTTTTGATGGCAGGCTCAGATGGAACGAATGCTAGAACGCTTAAAACAGATACTACTGGTATTTTACAAGTTTCATCCACACAAACTAAATCCAATACTAGCGCAGTAACTAGCGTATCATCTTCTGTTACCAACATAACATTATTAGCTACAAATACTAATAGATTAGGAGCAACAGTCTATAATGACTCTAATCAAACGTTATATCTTAAGCTAGGCGCAACTGCAAGTACGACTAGTTTTACTGCAAAAGTTGGGGCGCAGGGATATTTTGAAGTGCCAGCCGCTTTTACTGGACAGCTTGATGGATTGTGGGCCGGTGCCAATGGTGCGGCAAGAGTTACAGAGTTAACATAATATAAGGAAGTTAAATGCCGTTAACAGTAAAGGTTCTAGAAAATGCTGATGGATATGAACTTGGCGTTGCTAATAATGCAACGGTTGCAAGTACTGCCAAATCTATTCTTATGGCAGGTTCAGATGGAACCAATGCGCGTTTTTTAGCCACCACATCTAATGGCTCTACAAAAACTGTTGCTGATGCATGGAAAGCAATTATTCACAATAACGCTACCATTACTTCTAGCGGAAGCGCAACTATAACTGGTCTTGGTTATAGCGAATGGTATTTATTAATTAACTTGAAGAATGCTCCCACTGGAACATTACCCACTATTAGATTTAAAGTTGAAGAACTTGATCCAGTAGATTTAACAAGTGTTTTTGAATTAAAAGAAACCGGAATTACCCATACGATAGCTGAAAAAGAATCTCTTAATATAAAAGAGTTAGATGGTGATACTGTCAAGATTTCATGGACAGTAACTGGGGCAGGCGCTTCATGGACTGGAGTTAATGTTGCTTGGGTCGGTCATGTTTCAGGAAATGCTATTGAAGGCATGTCTGAAGTTGGCTCTTTAGCTACCGATGCACCAGTTCCAATTGCACTTGTAGACCAAGATGGTTATGTCCAAAGAATTCGTGGAGATGCACTTGGAAATATTGGAGTAGCAGCAAATTTAATTACAGCTTATTCTCCAGATCCAAAAAATTATGTAAGTATTCCTCAACCAATAACTTCTGATCCTAGTGGACAACTCATTACACGTAGCGCAATACTTACAGATGAGGGATCATTTAGAGATGATTTTTCTGGAAGTTCATTATTAACCAATCTTACTGGAACATTTAACTTCACTAATGGATCTACTTCTGTAACTGGAACTGGAACTTTATTTACGAGCAAACTTAGTACAGATAATTATATTCGTATTAGCGCTCATGCCAATTCAGCTTTAGCATTAGTTAGTGAAGTTATTTCTGATACTCAACTTGTATTAGACTCTGCATATACTGGCGCTACAGCATCATCTACAGCTATTTCATCAGATTGGTTTATATCTATTCCCGCTTCTCCCGCAAATATTACAGTTGGTAGCTCTTTAGTAAATTTAATAGCCAGCACAGTTAATGGAGCTATAGTTAGCATATTAAGAAGTGGTGACTATCTTCCATTTACAATGTTAGCTACATTATCTATTAGTCAGCGTATTGTTAATCAAACAATCTGTATAGGATTTCAAGATATTATTGGAACTCCGGAACAGCAAGCTTGTTTTGTGTTTGATGGTACTGATAGTTCAAAAGTAAAATGTCGTAGTAGTTTTGCTAGTGATAGTATACAAGAAACTTTAATAACTATTCCGTCTGGAATTTTAACTAGTGCCTCTAATGTCTTTCAAATTGATCAAGGTTCTGAGGGAACTGTATTTATTATTAATGGAACGCAAGTTGCCAGTCATCAAATTCATTTACCCGGACCTTATAATTCATTAAATCAAATTGTATATATTCAAAATACTGGTACAACAGCTTCATTAACAACATTTTCTATAGATAGTATTTTCTTTCAAAATAGAGATGCTATTGCATTAGATCAGCCAGTTACAATACAAGGCGCTCCAGGAGGAATTCCTGTTAATATTCAATTCGGTACTCCAGGCGGAGGTACGGCGCTACCTAAAATTATTAACATTAACTTCAATAAATCAGAAGGTGCCATTTTGGCTAACGCATATAAACGAGTTACTACATATACTGTTCCAGCGGCGTATTCTGGGTATTTGATTAAATTTGTTTCATTCCAAGGAGAGGTTGCTGTCAGTCGTGTTGTAGCAGAAACTAATATGGGAACGCATAATAATAATACCAATGTGTTTACAGCAGGAAGCTCATATGCATCGCCGCAATGGGTTCCAGTTATACAGGCAGAGGTTACTACACTATATACGGCAGGTTCTGGTAACGTTGTTTTGACAGTTGGATATACTAATGAAACTGGAACTTCAGGTAGAAGTGGTACTATTACTATTCCTAAAGGATCTGTTGTAGGATCCAGATTTGATCTTGTTTTACAGGGTGCTGATTTGGGAGTGCAATCAATTCAAAGTTGTTCTGGAACGCCATCTCAGAATGGAATTTCTAAATTATTAGGACTTCTTCAGTTAGCGCTACATCAAGATCAATCTACTACCACACAAACGGAAACGTTATATGCTCCAGGTGCCATTACTTTTCCAGCAGGCACTATGCTTGGAATGGAATATGCGGGTGGTACCGTAAGTAAATCTAGACTATTAGACATGCTTGTGCAGCTAATACAGTAAGGTAAATTATGGCAAAATTACAAATGAATAATAGTCCAATAATTGATTACAGTCCAGATTGGGCTGAATTTAAAAAATGGATTGATGGAGCGCACGCTAAATTAAATCATACTTGGACGGAAGATGAAAATACATATACAGTTGTAGCTGAGGATAGTTATATTTTTAGAATTTGCAGTTTTAATAAATTAACTGATGAAGCATCAGATTTTGAATCTTCTTATAAAAATAACATTTCTATTCAAAAATTAGATAATGAATCTAGAACAATTGTAGTATCTGAACCACGCTCTGGAAGTGAAACCATTTTAACTACACATAATTTTTGTGATAAAGTTACTTGGTTTACAACTAGTGAAAGAATAAATGATGAAGTCTTAACGACTTCTGATGGTTATGTTTGGAATTCAGCTAATCAATTTTGGGTAGACATGATTTCTGGACGCGTTCAAGATGATGATGGATGGGTAGAGCAACAGAAAGAATTAAATGCTGAAGATCCTCATGGCTATCAGGTTGTAGTTAAAGTTGATGGTTATGAAAAAGTAATGAGAGAGCCATTTTTAACATCTGGTGGTGATTATGATGTTTATTGGGACGATGGCTATGTTGTATCTTTTGAAGACTGGAGTGGTAAAGCTGTAATAGTTTCTTATTCAAAAGCTGTAGATAGTACTTTTATTTTACAACCATTACCGGGCACTCAATTACGCATTGAGGCAGCAGAGGCAGATTTTACTCAAGATGTGAAAATGTATGATGCCATTGAGTATAATGTTTACGGATATGCTGCTGTTTTTGCCCCACAGTTAGGATTGCCACCAGGCACCAAAATTCCTTTGAATAGAACCGTATATAAGAGGTTATCACAGATTTTTAATGAGGCTATTGGGGCTTATCCTTTAATTGAAGTGTTAGGATCTGATAAGCAACATGCCGCAATGTCCAATAAAGATCGTAGAAAAATATCACGTGGCATGACATCATATTTACAATCGATTCCTTTTAGATATGGAACTGTTAGATTGTTACAATCATCTTATGGAATAGAGTTAAGAATTAAGCTTAGTCACGATACTCCATTTGAAGGAGATTTAGCTACTTGTACTTTCTATTGTACATCGGAGTCAGAGTAATGAGAGCCTTAGTATTATCAGGAGGCGGAGTAAAAGGTAGTTACCAGGTTGGCGCTCTTAAACATCTAATTGGTGAGCTTGGCATAACTTATGACATCGTTTGTGGTGTTTCTGTTGGCGCACTCAACGTGTCTTTCTTATCAATGTTTAAAAATGATTTAGAAGGATTTACTCAGCTATTAAAATTTTGGCAATCTTTAGATTCTTCTAAAATATATAAGCGCTGGTTTCCATTTGGCAAACTTCATGCTCTATGGAAAAAGAGTTTATATAATAGTCAGCCACTTATTGATTTAATGCACTCATCTATTGATATGAATAGAGTTCGTTCATCAGGCAAAAAAGTAGCGGTTGGTGCCGTATCATTAGATACCGGTAACTATAGATTATTTACCGAACAAGATGATTGTTTTGTAGATGGCGTATTAGCTTCCTCATCTTTTCCAAGTGGACTTAAACCTATTGAAATTGATGGTCAGTTATGGACCGATGGCGGCGTTAAACATATTACACCATTAAAAGCCGCAATTGATTTGGGCGCAGATGAGGTGGATATGATTATTTGTTCTCCAGTTAAAACTACGTCTAAATATGATAGCAATGCTAAAACAATTACTTTAGCATTAAGAACCGTTGATCTAATGACAGATCAAATTATTGAAGCTGATTTGCAAATAGCAAACATGTATAATAAATTAGTATTAAGTGGAGCTTGTCCAAATAAACGCTTTGTAAATATTCATAGTATTAGACCTGATGTTGATTTAATTGATGACTCTTTGAGGTTTGATAATGTAGAAATTAATCGCATGATTGATATAGGTTTTATTGATGCCTTAACAAAATATAAATAATGAGGCGTAATGAGAGCATTGGTTTTATCAGGTGGCGGATCAAAAGGTGCCTATCAAGCTGGCGCTCTCAAATATATTTTAGGTGAACAAAAAGTTAAATACGATATATTTTGTGGGGTTTCAGTTGGCGCCATTAACTGCGCTTATTTATCAATGTTTCATGAGGGTCAAGAGAAGCTATCTTCAGAAACTCTTGCCGATTTATGGTCTCAATTAGATACATCAAAAATATATAAACGCTGGAAACCATTTGGTAGATGGCACGCCTTATTTAGTAAAAGCTTTTATGATAGTTCTCCATTACATAATCTATTAAAAACTGGAATTGATTTGGAAAAAATTAGAGCCAGTGGTAAAAAAGTAAATGTCGGAACCGTTTCTCTTAGTTCGGGCAAGTATACTATTTTTGATCAGACTTCAGATCATTTTGTGGAGGCTGTAATTGCAAGCGCTTCGTTTCCAGGGATGCTGTCTCCTGTAAAATTTTTGGGTCAGCTATGGACGGATGGTGGTTGTAAAGAAATTTCTCCCATTAAGAAAGCCATGGAGATGGGAGCCGATGAAATTGATGTAATTATAACATCACCTCAAACTCGCATTAAGCATTTTATTGAAAATCCCAATACCGTTGACATTTTAAAGCGTTCCCTTGATTTGTCAACCGATAAAATTATGGCAAATGATATTGAAAAGGTTCAAATGCACAATTTATTGGCAAAGGCAGGTTTGGCAGACTATAAATATGTAAAACTTAATATTTTGCGCCCGGATTATAATTTAATTGAGGATTTATTGGATTTTAGACCCGAAAAAATTAAAGAAATGATGGAAAAGGGGTATGCTGACGCAAAGTATAAGTATATGATGTAATATTTTTACATATTAGATACATAAGGTTTACTTGGAGAAATGAATGGCTTATCCATATTTTAAAAAAACAATAGGAAGAAATTTTAACTATTTTAAAATAGTTCCTGTAAACTGGACACAATTTGGAGCCCCAGATGGGTATACCGTTGTAGATGGTTATGGACCAGATGTCGTCATTCCATTTTCAGTTCATTCTGGATCCTTTATTAATTATGGCTCTGGTGCAGCTAATACTATCGAATATTCTTTTAATGGAACAACCGTTCATGGAGATATGGTGCCGGGCACAGCCTCTGCTACTTTAAATTTCCCCTTTCGAACTATTTGTATGATTTGGTTTAGATTAAAAACAGGATCTACTGGACCTGTTAATATAAGAGTCGAAGCCTGGGCAAAAGATTAATAATCTGATATAGAGTAAGGAAGCATGCGTAAGAATAAGCTAATTAAGAATAAGTGTGAGATAGAGTCGTGTTTAATTTCCGACCCCGCCCTACTGGAGCTACATCACATTATTGAAAGAACTGAATTAAATACATCAAATAATAATTTTAACCTCGCGATATTATGTGGTAATTGTCACGCATTAACACATACGAGCAGATTGAAGATTATTGGAGTTTACCCTTCTACTCAGTTGCCAAACGGGCGCACATTAGTTTATGAATTAGATGGCAAGAAAAATATTGATATTGATAAGCCTTATGTAGAGTTTAAAAATAAATCATTCAAATTGTATGGGGTAAGTAATGAGTAATAGAAATATTGATAAGTCGTTTCTTAGAGATCTTGCAGGCGGAGAAATTAAGATCGATGCAACGGATCCAAATAATTTAAGCAATAAAGTTTTGACTGAAAGAGAGACTCGCAAAAAGCTTTTAAATCATGCAAGATTAGTTGGGTGTGAAAAAGATATGATGCTTCTTTTTGCAAAATATGATGGATTACTTCGCAACTGCTCTAATCAAAAAGAAAGAGAAGATATTGGTAAAATGGGCGCGGTGGAGACGTACCGCCTTCTTGGCGGTGGCGGTGAACTATATATTAATAATGAGCTAGTGTGTAAAGATGACTAAGGAAATAAATATGAGTGATGAAAAATTTGTTGGAGAGGTGGCGTGGTTCGACCCGAAGCGCGGTTTCGGATTCATTTTATGGGAAAAAGATGGAGTAAAGCAAAAAGATCTATTTGCCCACTTCTCTGATATTTCTTGTGAAGGATTTAAGACTCTTTACAAAGGTCAAAAGGTATCATTTGGTCTCGGCGTTAATGTGCGCGGCGATCCAAAAGCTACCGTAATTGAAGTTCTAAAGAACTAATGTCTTATCCGACTTGTACCATCTATTAAATTTTGTTTAGCAGATAATGGGCGTAAATTATTTAACGCCCAGCAATCTCTAAATTCTTGACTATCCATAGATGTATAGTTGAATGTTGAGTGAGGAATTATATGATCAATTTGCCAACGCCAAGTTGACTGATCATTATAGTCCCATTCATTTATTTTGTAATGCCCTCGATTTTCCCACGTCATCCATGGCTCAAATTGAGACTCAAGATGTTTTTTTAATTCTTGAATAGTATATGGCAAATATTTTAAATAAGATTCTCCGGCTTTAGAGGATGCATTTCTTTTTAGAGCATACCATATTGAGCCAGAAATATCATGCCTTAACCTATAGGCAGCATCTATTTTCCTTCTATTCTTTGAAATCGTCTTATGCTGGTTGAGTATCTTTTCTTTATTATTTACGTAATATTCTTTGTTACGTTGAGATATTTTATCTTTATTCTTTTCTACATACTCAGATATTTTATCTTTATTTATTATATAATACTCTTTATTTGATTGAGACAATCTTTCTTTATTATTTTCTTTATATTCTTTACCATATTGAGAAGCTTTTTGTTTATTATTTTTTCTATATTCTTCCTGATATTTAGCAACGCATGCTTTGCATTGATTATTTTTGATATCAAAAAATTTTAATTCTTTTTCGATATTGCATTTTCTACAAAATTTCATATTGGCAATATAACTATTATATTTATATTTGTAATTTTATTTAATTAGTGCTTCCATAATTGTATTACCTGAATTATTAGAGAAAATAGTCCAGAAAGAAATAATATTTGAATTTTGAAGATATCTCTATTGGTATCTTCGGATTGCTTTACAAGCTTATCTATTTTTTCACCTTGAGTAATCTGATTCTTTTTAAGGTCTATAAGATTTTCTAATATATCTTCATTTTGTTCAGCAACTTCTGATTGAATATCAATGGCTTTTTTATTAACCTCTAGAATTAGTTCCAGGTCTTTTTTGTTTAATTGTTCGTTTAATTTTTCGACCATGGTTCCTCATTCCGATTATTTTTTCTTTTTTTCTTTCCTGCCTTTTATTTTAGAAATAACTTTATCTATCTTTTCATTGAGTTTTTTATAATCCTCAATAATAGTGTCTGGCGCCTTTTCACTTGCAATTGACTCCGTTGGATTACTTGTTTCCAAAGCTGCATTGAGTTGTTTTGACATATTATACCTTTTTAAAAAGTGGTTGACCGTCTAACTCGATAATGTCAGCATTATCTCGGGCAAATTGTTCATCAGAAGCTTTTTGATTTTCATTTTCCACCATAAGTTCTTCATAGTTCTCTTCTTTAATAGCAAAAACCGATCTTTCTCTTGAGGGAATAAAAGTTTCGCGTAGCAAAGGCATATTAGCTCTAAGAATTTCTGGCGCTATTTTGCGAACAACTAACTTATTTCTTTTTTTAAAAACAGATCCTGATTCTACGGATTTTTGCAGCTGATCTAATGTATATTTATAATGTTTATTATCTAATAAGTTAATAGAACTATAAGCTTTAACTGTCAAATTTAGATCGGTTAAACTAACATTTCTATTAGATACATTGGTAAGCCAGAAGGTAGGTTGTTCTGTTTTCATAATATTATATTATAATGCAGCTATATTACTAAAAATTGACTACTACTATTTGCATATTTATGTAGCATTATCGTTTAGGAGATATTTATGAGCAAAAGCAATACTTGGGAGAGTGATCTATTAAAATTAGTTTTTAATAACACGACCGCGTCCTTAATTGGTGATGCAACTGGTCTTGTTGGGTCCGGAACTGTAGGAGTTCTTTGGGTTAGCTTACATACAGCAGATCCTACTGAAGCTGGAGATCAAACTTCTAGTGAGGCGACATATACGGGTTATGCCAGAATTTCTATAGTAAGAACTACTGGTGGATGGACAGTTACATTAGTAAATGTGGGTCCGTCAACGGCGGCTAATGCTGCTCAAGCTACATTTCCACAATGCACATCAAATATTCCATTAAATACATTAACTCATGTTGGAGTTGGAACAGCATCAACTGGTACTGGTAAATTATTATATTCTGGAGCTTTAGCCTCTACATTAGCAGTATCTCAAAACATTACGCCAAGTTATGCTCCCGGAACTCTTGTCGTGACGGAAGATTAATTCGGAAAATAGAAGGATGCAATGACTGAACAGTTTGCAAATAATGCATCTTCTACATTAAATGGTGCCATTACTAATGTTGCTACCACATTAGTGGTTACCAGTGCGGCAACATTTCCAACTTTACCTAATTTTCGTTTGTTAATTGGTATTAGTCCAATAACGGCAGAAATTGTTTTAGTTACTGGAGTTAGCGGAACTACCTTTACTGTATTGCGTGGTCAAGAAGGCACTGCGGCTATTGGTTGGGCAGATTTAACCACTGTTACTCATATATTAACTGCAGGTGCAGTTAATCAAGTTATAACTGGTGGTGGTGACTTATCTGGTAAAGTAGAAAATGCTACAGTTGCTAAAATAAAAGGTAATCCTGTAGCTACCCAAAGTTTAGGGGCATCTCAAGATGGTTATGCATTAACTTGGAATAATACTGATGGGTATTGGTATGCCAAAGCAACTGCTGGCGGCGCGGTTTCATCAGTAGAATTATCTTTTGTATCAGGGCAATCATCTACTGGATTATCTACTTTTCAACGTGTAGGCGGCAGAAGTATTGATATTAGTAAGTGGCCAGCCACATTAAATGGGCTTGCTCGTACAATTTCATTTTTTGCAGATGTGCAAAAAACTATTACTGCTACATCAGTTGAAGTCCAATTATTTGATGTTACTAACAATACATTAGTAACAAGCACAAATCTTACTTCTACTAGTCTTAGTTTGGCAACAATCTCCGCACTTAATTTAACTGTTGGGGCGTCTGCCGGAAATATTCGTAGTGATACAAGCGCTCAATATGAAGTTCAATTAAAAATGAACGGCGGCAATCAAAATGATCAAGTTTATTGCATAAATGCACGGTTATTAATCACATATGCTTAATGTTTTGGTTTTTAGTTTTAGTAATATAAAGGTATAATAACATGGCTCATGTTCAAGCAAATAATGTTCAACCTACTACCGCACAAGATGGCGTTACTGCCATATGGAAATTGTCACGTACTTTACTTGCCGCTGGCTGGAAATATAAAGCTAGTGGTGATGCTGTCGCTACTAAAGAAAGTGCCGGAGTACATGCTAATGATACATGGGCAATTGGTGGAGGAGTAAATCTTAATCAAGTAGGATCTCAAACAGGAACTACTGCAACTATTGGCGCTCCAAGCAGTAATATATCTATTGTTACTGGTGTTACTGGATTTGTAGCCAATTCTGTTGGTCGTTTTCTTGTTCTAAGCAAATACTTAAACGCAAGAAATAATGGTGCATTTAGAATTACTGCACAAACAGGAACTACCGTTTCAATTTGGAACCCTAATGCTATTGCAGAGACTGGAACTACAACTACTTTATGGTCAGAGATGCATGGCGGGGCAGTAGCTTCAATTGCCGCAGCCGGCACCGCAGGAGCAACGCCTGGGCGAGCAATTATTACTGGTCTTACTGGAATGTCTTTAGTTAATACAACCCCTGTAACTGGCTCTCGCGGTTCACAAGGGAACAGACTTATAATTATTGGAGCAGCTACTGGTGCGAACAATGGAACTTTTCTTATTACAAGAATAATAAGTGCAACCAGTGTTGAGATTGAAAATTCTGCTGCAGTTTCTGATGCCAATAATGGATCTATTATTTGGGCAGAATCAAATCCAATGGAGCAAGTATATCCTATTGCTACTTTGGGAGCAGCGACATCTGGACATTGGATTAATCTTCAAGGATCATCAACATTAAAAATACCACTTAATACTAATACTCCAACTGGAACTTTTTTCAAGGGAGAAAATATTACTCAAACTACTACCGGAGCAACTGGCGAGGTTATTGGAGTTGTGGTGGATACTTCTGGAGGACTTGGATATTTAGTTGTACAGCCAAGACTAAATGGAACTGGTGGTGGTGTTAGAGGCTGGGCTACAGGCAATATTATAACTGGCGGTCTTTCTGGAGCTACTATTACTCAATCAGGAACTGCTATTGAATTTGTTCGTGAACTTGTTTTATGGAAAGGTTCTACAAACTTATTACTTGGACATATTTTTGCTCAATGTGTTGATGCAGCTGGTGAAAGTGCATCTAGATTTTCTGTACTTGCAACAAATGCTGCGGTAACAAATATATTAGCTCCTGGCGGACCTACAGGAACTTTTCCTATACCAGGCACTTTTGTTATTTTGGGAACGGGCGGTTCCAATTTATCAACTACCGGTCCGGCGAACTGGCATGGGGCAAATTCGGCTGCCGCGTATGGAAACTTTCAAATTCCAGTCGCTAATTGTATAGGTACATCCGGAATTTCTGAAGATGGCACTTGGAATATTATTTTTGGGCATGCCGGCAACTCTACTGGTGGCGCATGCACTATTATAGGTTGGAATTTTTGTGAAAATTCAGAAGATGGAGATGTAGATCCATATATAGTTATTTCTCCGATTAATACCGGTGCGTACCTTGCAAGCAGAACAGCTCTTGCCACGTGTTTTGCTTCCTCTCTTGATTATTGCCATAATAGCGTTTTAAATAGCACTTCAACTCATTATCGAGGTTGGAGGCGTAGAGGCATGGCATCAGCAGATGCATTCCAAGAATTTGGTGGATTTTGTTTAGGAGCTACAAATACTACAGCACTAGACGGTATAATAACTGGAAATCCAGATAGATTAGCTTGTGTAATAAATACTACTATTCCTATTCTTGTTCGCTCTCAAATATGGATAGCTTCCGCTCAGACAGCATCAAAAATGCGAAAAGGATCTCTTAGATGGATTTTCTCTATTCAAGCGGCGGTAAATGGAGCATTATATGGTAATGGTCTTTATTTTGCAGCAGCTTCAAACCCAGCCTCAGGACCATGGATAGTCGGACCATGGAATGGTATCCCTGCACCTAACGGATAAAATATGCCAAATATTACAATACCAAACTCTACCCTTACTACCAATACAGATATTTGGAGTGCACAATGGCGCCTTACCAGAGGTTTAAAAGCTGCTGGATGGAGATATAAAGCATCATCAGATGGATATTCTATTACGACTATTGCCGCAGCATCTAATGCTACTGTTCTTTCACAAGCCACAACAATTGCGCTTGCCTCTAATGGTGTAGCTCTTCCTACTGGTACTATTAACGTTGCTGCCACTACTGGATTTTCAACAAGTGGAACTATTTTTGTAGTTACCGGAGCAGGTACACAAACAGTTACATATACTGGAACAACATTAAATACTTTTACAGGCTGTACGGGTGGTACTGGTACTATGTCCACAGGTAATGCAGTAACTGCTGCAACTGTTATCGTAGCATCTACTACAGGTTTTGCAACGTCTGGAACTATATCAGTAGTAACTAGTACTGGCACACAGACAGTATCTTATTTAAGTACAAACGCTAGTCAATTTTTAAGCTGTACTGGTGGTACTGGAACTATGACTACTGGTGGCAGCGTTTTCTTTGGATTAAAAGAAACTACAGGCAATCCATCTAATGATAAGTGGGGTGCCGGCGTTCAAGTTGGAGCACAAACAGCTACCGCTGCATTTACAATTGGCACTCCAACAACAACAGCAAAAAGTGGAAGAGTAACATTAACTGGATTAACTGATTTTGCAACCACTTCTCCTGGGCATTTACTAACTATTACCGGTGCTACTAATGCAGCAAATAATGGAACTTGGTTGATTACTAAATTCATTTCAGCCACTTCCATAGAAATAGAAAATCCTACGGCGGTTGCGGAGACAACTCCAGGAACAGCAACGTGGACTGAAAAAAGTTCAGTAACAGATGTCATGCCAACATCTATTACGGGCGCTTTTCAGGTCGGTGCATGGTGGTGTGCCGAGGGTCCATCTACTATGAGAATTCCTATTGGAAACGTTGTACCAACTATATCATTTATACGTGGAGAAAATGTCACGCAAACCACAACCGGAGCTACTGGCGAATTATTAGGAGTATTAACAGATCCAGATACCTCATTAGGTTACATTGTGGTTGCTCCTCGTGTTAGTGGTACTGGCGCCGCTGTTAGAGGATGGAGTTCATCTAATATTATTACTGGGACATATTCTGGAGCCACTGTTACTCCAACAGGAACGCCACTTGAATTTGTTAGAGAAATAGTTATATGGAAAAATACTATCGCTCTTGGACATGCTTATTTTCAAATAATTGATTCTGTTAATGAGGCAACCACCACTTCTGTGCAAGGTCGTTTTTCTACTATGGCTGCATTAGCGACCTGTACTGCTAATATTTGTCCTGGAGGACAATCAGGCGGAAACCCATTAACAAATGGATTTCCTACCACTGGAACTTATACTATTGTTGGAACTGGAGGTCCTGGTGCCGTAACTACTACCTCTGGAAACTGGATTGGTACCACAACTACTTCTTATGGTGTTGCACAAGTAATGTGTGCTAATAATATTGAAGATGCTAATATATCTCAAGATGGAAGCTATATTTTAGCTTTAGGGACACCAATTAATGCACCTACATCATTTGTTGGTTCAGCATATCAAAGATGCGATGATAGTGAGGATGGAGATATTGATCCATATGTTCATATGGCTCAAAATAACGTAAACTATGTCTCAAATCGCACGGCAGCTACAGCTAGTTATGCTTCAGCAGATACATGGAATGCAGGGTTAACTGCGATTATAAATTTTACACCATATCGTGGTTGGAGACGTAGAGGATTTTCAACTAATGATACTTTTCAAGAATTTCAGGGAGCAATGTTAGGACAATATAGTACTACATCTCTTCTAAACTTAAATTCTGGAACAGTAGATCGTGTTGCAACTGCACCAGTAAATACTGCAGTTAGAGAGCCATTATGGATCGTATCAACACAATTAAATCAAAAAATACGAAAGGGAACGTGTCGTTGGCTATATTTTGTAAATAGTGGCGGTGGCACCGATACTTATGATACAAAAAGATGGATTCAATTATCTTCACTTGGATTAGCTTTGGTGGCTGGACCTTGGGATGGAATCACTACTCCAACCAATTCATAAGGATAAATAATGGCTGATCAGGGAGCATCACAGCGACGAGCAAATGGATCAGAAGCATCAACTATTGGTCAAACGGCAGGATTATCTCCAAGAGGTATATCTGGAGAATCTTATATTAATACTTTTAGTTTAGCATTTGCGAGTACTGATAACGGGTTTTCATCAGTTGCAAGAAAAAATATATTATCTCCAGCAGGTTTAGCAGCCAATGAAACAAGTTCAAGTATTGGAACCAGTTATTTTAGCAATTCTTTAGCGTATACTATTACGGAATTATCCGACTCATCTGCGAGAAGAAATAGACAAACTAATATTGCAAGATTAGGCAGTAATGCAAATGAAGTTATTTCAGATCGTGGAATTTCTTATTTAGAAACTAAAACTACTTTACTTAAAGTAACAGCTATTACTACGAGATATTTGTTGGCGTGTTATGATACAACCGGATCAAGAAGTTATTGGTTAGGCTTTGATGTTTCACTTACTAACGCCCCACTATTATCTACCGGAGTAACATTTACTAATACATTAGTTGTTCTTGGAGTATTTTAATGTCATTTGTTGGGCAACTTGGAATAGCAGATAGTAAACTAGGTAATATTGAGCTGGGAATTTTATCTTCAGTCTCATTAATAAGCGCAACTATTAATGGAACAGCTACAATTTCTGCGTCATTAGTTGCTGATGGAGCATTATCTTCACAAACAGATGGTATTTCTACTATCAACGCATTATTACAAGCAGAGGGACAATTAAATTCAACTATAAATAGTACTACTTCTATTTTTGCCATTATAGATGGTATTGGCACTCTATCTAATACAATAAATGGTACAGCTACTATTTCAGGAACCTTATTAGGAGCCGGTGAACTTATTGCAACTGTTAATGGAACTGCAGATATTTTAGCATCTATTCAAGCAAGTGGACAACTAAATTCAACTATAAATAATGTTGCTACTATTTCTGCTTTATTAGAAGCTACCGGATTTTTATCTAGTACGGCTAATGGCACATCTTCTATAATAGCAGCATTAAAAGCTAATGGGATATTATCTAGCACTACTGATGGTATAGCTACTATTTTTTCTTTATTAGTTGGTAGTGGTATGTGTGTTGCTACTATTGACGGAGTTTCAAGTATAAATTCAAACATCACAGGAATTTTTAATTTAGCTACTTTAATTAATGGCACATCTACCATTACTAGTAATCTAATGGGAATTGCTGATATTAGTGCCACTATTAATGGTGCTGGAGATTTATTAGTAGGATATTCATTTATTTATGCAAATCTAAATGGAACTTCATCTATTTTAGCTAGATTGGTAAATTTTCTTCAAGATAAAGCTATTCTTAATCCACTTAACTTAATTGAAGGGACTGATTTCGTTGATGACCCGCCTCACGCCTCTTTTCCATTGCATCATATCCCGCCTCCATCAATAGTTCACCCGCCTCCCTTTGTTCCAATTAACAATTCTATTATGTCCTCACATGTTTCTGTACATACCTCCGCTACTTCTTTATTATTAAGACATATGGCTCCACCGCCACCTCCTTTACCTATTCCACCCCAACCAGTGCCCCCAGTAGATGTTCCAATAGCTGAAGGAAGCGAATTTGTAGACCATCCACCTCATCCTTCTTTTCCATTAGTTAGTTCACATATAAAAGTGCATTAAATAGTATAATAAAAGGAGACCAATGGGCGCTACAGAACTTTATTACTTTCCAGGACAAAAAGCTACAGTTTTTCTAGAAACTTTAGATGGCTATGGCATGCGCGCTGATGGCTATACCTTTCCCGATGGATACCCTTTTATCACAAGAGTTATTTTTCCCGATTTATCTTTAGCTACCGGATTTCCTCAAAATATGATTAAATTGGATGTTGGATTATATTTTTTCCAATTTACTCTGCCAGTTACCGCTTCAGCTGTTGGAAGTTATGCAGTGGATGGATATTATCGAATACCAGGATCTAATCCCGCAAGCTATCTAAATAAATTGTGGCAAATAATAGTTACGGCGCCATTCGGTAACTTTGGCACCACTATAGGATAAATATGGCAATCAAAGCGCGAGGCGAATTAATCGATGTCACAGATCAGGTTAATTTAACTATACAATTTAAAAATACTTCGGGAGTCCCGGTTGATACCGATTCTTTCCCTACAATTTCTATTATTCAACCAAGCGGCTTAGTGGCATTATCTCCAACCTCTGCTGGAGTGGCAAAAGTTGGCACGGGCAAGTATTCTTTTATTTATACAGTTCCTATTAATGGACCTTATGGAGTTTTTAATGATATCTGGGTGGGATACATCAATGGATTTCGCGTAGAAACTAATTTTGATTTTATTGTATTACATACACAGGTCCCCGCCACCAATTCAGACGGCTATGTTCATCTTGGAGATGATCCTGGATTTCAATATTCACAAGCTGCTATTAAAAATATAAATAAACTTCTTAAATCTCTTAAGGCAAGATTAAATAGTTCTGGTAAAGCAAAATCTACCGATACCTATGGGAATACTGTTTATGTTGACTGTGATATTTTCTCAATCGATATGTTAGTAACATTTCTTTCTACTGCTGTATGGGATTTTAATCAGGTTCCATTTTTTACATTTTTTCAATTAGATGATGATAATTTTATTGAACAATTTGG